ATGGAAATTCCTTTAGGAGAAAATAATGGATAAGAAAAGAAACGAGCTTACTCCTGGCAAAGTTGAGGCATATATAAAAATGGCTAAGAAATATGGTGTTAAATCATTTAAAAAGGCTGATTTGGAGGTTACTTTTCAAGATGAGACAAAGGATTGAAGAGGTAACTGTAACAGTTGGGCAAGTGACAAAAGAGTTTCAAGTCATAGCCTCGGACGTTAAGCCTACACGTCCAGGCCGTTATAAATTCGGTGTTAAGGTCAGGGCTGCAGGTCTATGGAAAAACCTTGGCTTCTTTCAAGCTACGGGATTTAGAAACGCGGCGGAAATCGCGTTTTGTATGCATTACTAAATGGTGTAGTCCGAGAGAAATATTCAATCGGCTCAAAATTTCCCCTATTAGAATTTGTTTGTTTTTTAAGGTAGTTAGATTAAATAGGGTTGTTCTATTAGTTAGGGATTTTGTTTAGAGGAGAACCTTCTGGTCTATATTTTATTACGGCAGCATTGAAGGCTTTCGCTGCGTCGATTTCTGTTTTGAATAGCCCTATATACTTTATTTTCCCGTTTACTTTTATTGTCGAGACCCAATCACATTTGCTCTTTCTAAAATAAACACCTCTGTATTTTGAGCTAGTGTTTGCATAGTCTCTTCTGTTTAAGCATTGCGTACTTTGATTAGCCCATCGGCAATTACTCTTTTCATAATTTTCATTTACATTTATTCGATCTAGGCTTAGACCTTCAGGCTTATTCCCCATATCCTTGTAAAAATTATCAAAGGACATAACCCACCTTTCGCATATAGTAATACCTCTACCCCCATAATTGTGATAATTTTTATGATTTTTATTATAGCATCTTTGCTTCATTTGTCCCCATATCATATACTCTCTTGTATTTGCTTTCCCATGTTTTGTGCTTCTCTTGGCTGCCATTTCGCTAGACAAACATCCACATGACTTAGAATGACCAGATTTTAAATGCCCTAATTGGACTATTTTTATAGATCCACAATCACATTTAGCTTTTACAAATTTAGTAAAAGAACCTTTCTGAAAAGGATCTGATAAAATTACATATCTTTCGTATCTTTTGCCTATCATAAACACCCTCCAAACGCTTGCGCTACAAAGGTTACATAGCACCCATATATGGAAACCGCAAGAAAAACAGTATATTTTGCAATTGCTAACTAATAAGCTATAATATATCTATGAATATTCAATAATTACATGGGGTATCTATGGATGGCTTAAATGCTAAACAAGAAAGATTTGTTTTAGAATATTTATTAGACTTCAATGGAACAAAGGCAGCAATACGGGCTGGATATAGTGAAAAATCTGCCCATTCAACTGCTACCACCCTACTAAAAAATCCTAAAGTTTCTAGTGCTATGCGGAATAAAATAGCAGAAAAAGAAGGTGTGTTCGACATCAAGAAGAATGATGTTTTGAACGAATTAGGTAAAATAGCTTTTAGTAATCTAACAGATGTAGCTGAATGGAGTCATAACCATTTCCATTTAAAAGATTCTGCAGACCTTCTTAAGAAACACTCCTCAGTGATAAAAAAGATATCGTTTAAGGAGACAGAAGGCGACAAAAGAACAACATACAGCGCTAGTGTCGAAACCCATGATAAACTGAAAGCATTGGAGCTATTGGGTAAGCATTTAGGGTTATTTGAGGTGTTGGATAACAATGAAGGTAAGAAGGAATATACTATAGCCTTCGACGCTGAAGACGGAACGAAACAATTTACAATTAAAAGATGAATATGAAAACAGTAAAAAGCGAGCCTTTTTTTGGTAAGTTTCATCCTGGGGTTATTCCTTCTCAGTTAGAAACTCATGAAATAATAAGAGATTTTGATTATGAAAAATACGGTCGTCTCGAACTTCTCATGTCTGGTGCGTTCGGTTCAGCTAAAAGTATATACGCTGCTTGGAGGGCTATTTATCATTGCCTCAATAATCGCGGTGCTAGGTGTTGCCTCGGTAGGCGCGCTTTGCCTGATCTTAAAAAGACTATTTACAATGAAGTAATTTCACTTTTAGAAAATGATCCTCAAATGGTAGAGGGTGTTGATTATATTAAGCGTGATACAAGTGCTTATATTAAATTTTTGTATTCTGGCTCTGAGATAATATCCTCTACATGGGCTGATGGTAGGTATTCAAAAGGGCGATCCCTTCTATTGTCTATGCTTGTTTTTGAAGAGGCAACCGAGAATAGTTTAAAGGATATGGCAGCCTACAAGACGCTAATCTCTAGAACGCAGCGTATACCTCATGTTAAAGAAAATATAGTTTTAGTTTGCACCAACCCTGACGATGATACCCACTGGCTTTATGAATATTTCGGGATCGATGATTGTAAGGAAGTACCTGAAAATAGAAAAGTAGTGTATTCGATTACCTCAGATAATCCATTTTTACCAAAAACCTATATACAAAATATTATCGAATCACATACACCAGCTGAGATAGAGAGGTATGTCAACGGAAGGTGGGTATCGATAAAGGGCAATACCTTATATTGTGAGTATGATCCAAGACTGAACTATAGAGATTATTCTTATGAGATAAATCCAAAATACCCGATTATAATAACTTTTGATTTTAATATAGGAGTATCGAAGCCTTTTTCCGTAGCGATATGCCAATATATAAAAGGACTGGATGAATTTCATATTTTTGAACAGTGCGTAATGGATACAGCTAGAACAAATGAAGTAATGGAGTCGATGTATGAGCGTAAATTAATAACTGCAGACTACCATTATATAATATGCGCTGATGCTGCTGGGAGCCATCGTGATACTAGATCAAAGCAGACTGATATATCAATCATAAAAGAATATATGGACAAATATGAAGTATACTACGAGATGAGAGTACCACGTTCAAACCCACCATTAAGAAAAAGACATAATAAAGTTAATTCTTATTGTTGTAATGGTGAAAAAAGGCGTAGATTATTTGTATATAAAGACGCGCCTATGGCTCACAAAGGCATGAGGTTGACCCGTTTGAAAGAATCGGGTGAAATGAAAGAAGTCGAAGATGAGTGGCAACACATCACAACGGCAATCGGCTATATGTGTGTTACAATGACAAAAGAAGTAAGAGAAACTAAATCAACTCTTTTATAGGATTAAGATGAAACTGATAAATGATGACTGCTTAAATGCTATGAAAGATATTCCAGATGGGAGCGTTGATCTTGTTGTAACAAGTCCTCCTTATGACAATCTAAGAACATACAACGGCTCACTAAACTGGTCTTTTGAGATATTTCAAGACATAGCTAAGGAAATATATAGGGTAATGAAAAAAGGTGGTGTTGTCGTTTGGGTCGTAGGTGATGCCACTATCAAAGGCAGTGAAACAGGTACTAGCTTTAGACAAGTTTTGTATTTTAAAGAAATAGGGTTTAATCTTCACGATACTATGATTTATAGAAAATCAAATTATACACCCTTAACACACAATAGGTATGAACAGGCTTTCGAATATATGTTTGTTTTTAGCAAAGGGAAGCCCAAAAGCTTCAATCCTTTAAGGACGCACTGTACTCATGCAGGTAAAGGCGAGTGGAGGAAATCATCCTATAGAAAAAAATCGGATGGAGTTTTGGTTGTTACGGACAAAAAACCAATACAAGACACAAAGATAAAAAGTAATGTATTCACATATAAAATCGGATCTCTTAGGAACAAAAAGATAAACCATCCTGCAATTTTTCCTCAAGAGTTGGCTGAAGATCAGATAAAATCATGGTCAAACGAAGGTGATATAGTTATGGATCCGTTCCTAGGCTCTGGAACCACAGGAGTTGCTGCTAAAAATCTAAACAGAAGTTTCATAGGAATAGAAAAAGACGTAGAATATTTCAATATAGCGAAAAACAGAATAATGGGAAAAGATGAAACTGATAAATGATGACTGCTTAAATGCTATGAAAGAAATGAACGCTAATTCAATCGATTCTATTGTGACTGATCCTCCTGCTGGTATTGCCTTCATGGGCAAGGAATGGGACAAGGATAAAGGCGGGCGTGATAAATGGGTCGAGTGGTTTTCTGAGATTATGAAGGAATGTAATCGGGTTTTAAAGCCAGGCGGCCATGCTCTTGTTTGGGCTATCCCCCGCACCAGTCACTGGACGGTTACGGCAATTGAAGACGCTGGTTTTGAAATTAGGGATATTATCACTCACATATTTGGTAGTGGATTTCCGAAAAGTTCTGCGCTTTCTAAGAACAAGCAGGGTGTATTTTGCCAGTGCGATTTAAATAAGCCAAGCAGCGAAAGCAATAGCCGCGACCATAATGAGGCCGACCACAAGGGCAAGGTGGTCGCTTCTTTCTGTGATGACCCTCATTCTTTAAGTGTTCCCCATTCGAAGAGTAAAGACTTAGATTATCGGGACGGTTGTCGCTGCAATTGTGATTTAAATGGTGAATCACTTCCCCCTTCAAAATCTTGCGACCAAGCTTCTCTTCCATTACAAGGATATGTTCAAGGACATAACCGTTCGACCTTGCCCGATGGTGTGAAGGCTTACGAATCATCCGATACCCCTTCTTCGGCTCAATGTAAGAGCCTCCCTTCCAACAAGGATTGTTACTGCCAGAAAAGTTTTCCTGTAGATATTTCTTCCGACATTCAGGAGAGCACAGAGGAGTTGGCGAGTAAGCCCATTCCGAAGGGTAGCGATACTTCGGGGAATTGCAAATCAAACAATGTTTCAAAACCTTTGCCATATAGGTCTGGTACTGCATTCCCAGAAAATTGTCAAGTCTGTAATAAACCCAAGGTAGACGGATGGTATAATGGAGGGCTTAAGCCTTCAAATGAACATTGGATACTTGCAAGAAAACCTATCAGTGAGAAAACAATAGCTAAGAACGTGCTGAAACATGGGACGGGTGGGCTTAATATTGATGGGTCGAGGATAGATCTGAGAGATAATGAACCCGATAATAGAACACAAAACGACAAGAAAATGGGCTGTAAAAACGAAAGCTGGGTGTTAGCTAATAAGGCAGACAAAGCCATAGAAGTGTACAACAAACAAGGCCGATTCCCCGCGAACACGATAGTAGACGAATCGGCTGTAGCTGAATTGGATTTGCAGAGTGGTGAAAGACCATCAGGAAAATCAAATGGGAATGCTGTTATTGGTGAAAGTAGTAATGGCACAATAAAGCCTATGAGAAGAGGTAAGCTAATATCAAGGGATGATTCAGGGGGTGCATCAAGATTTTTCTATTGCAGTAAAGCTTCGAAGAAAGATAAAGGCGCAGACAATATCCATCCAACTTGCAAAAACACAAAACTAATGTCCTACCTAATTAAACTAATAACCCCGCCAAACGGCACTGTACTTGATCCGTTTATGGGTAGCGGTAGTACGGGTGTAGCGGCTATTAGAGATGGGTATCAGTTTATAGGTATTGAGAGAGAAATAGAGTATTATAAAATAGCACAATCAAGAATCATGGGAGAAATATAATGGCTTCATTATTTGACCAAAGCACCAGGGATTTAATAGCAGCGGCTATTGAAAACAATATCGAGCGGATTAAGACAAATAGAGATTTGTACACCCTCTACAGCGGCTCTATTAAAGACCAATTAGAGAAAAAGATTCTTGAGGATTTAGGTCCTAAGGTTTATTCCAGGGTTAAAGAAAGGCTTTCTCCGATCAACCTATGGAAAAAGATTGTAGATAAGCTATCGGGTATCTACTCAACCGCACCTATGAGAAGGGTTGAAAATGGAACTGATAACGACCAAGTTATCCTAGATGAAACGGTTAGAATCCTAGATTTCGATCACAAGATGAATAAGAATAACGAGCTTTTTAACTGCTTTGGTTATTCTACCCTCAACATAGCTAGAAATGGTGATAAGCCTTTTGTTAGGTCTATTCCAAATCACCAATTCATAACCCTATCGCTTAACCCTGTCGATCCCACTCAGGTAGATATCGAAGTGGTTTATATGAATCCTGTTAAGGATGAGCATGGTGAGGATATCGATATATTCTATGTATCTTCTGATGATGAATTTATCATAGTAGATAAAAAGGGTGATATTCAAACCGATATGATGGTGGCTATGGAGCAAGACGGGATTAATCCTTTTGGTGTTATTCCATACATAAACTGGAATGATAATGAAGATGAAACAATGTCACCTATTCGATACGACGATATTGATATGACTCTCCTTATCCCTCTTCTTCTATCTGATCTTAATTATGGCTTGAAGTTTCAGATATTTTCTATCATTTACGGAATAAATCTAAAGCTTCAGAATCTAGAGATAGGTCCAGATGCATTTTGGGATTTTCAAAGTGATCCTGAAAGCGACAAAGATCCTCAAATTGGAACTATTAAACCTGAGTTTGATAGTGAGAAAGTTCTTGAGGCTATTAGAAATCAGGTTTCTATTTGGCTTGATTCTAAAGGTATGAAAACGGGATCTATTGGAAGCTTAACAACTGAGAACGCTGCAAGTGGTGTATCTAAAATGGTTGACCTTGCGGATGTTTCAGAAGAGCATGACCAACAATCAACTATGTACGCTAGAAAAGAAGAAGAATTCTGGAGCAAGTACTTTACTAACTTCTATCCATTTTGGGTAAAGCAAGGAAAGATTGAGAACCTTGGTACATTTTCGGCAAATGCTAAAGTTAAAGTTGAGTTTTTACCAAAAACCCCATTAGTGAATAGAGGGCAATTAGTAGAGGATTTGGCTAATGAAGTTCTAGCAGGATTCATTTCTATTAAAAAAGCTATTATGAAAATCAATCCTAATATGGATGAGAGAGAAATAGATTCATTGATATTAGAGATTGAAGAGGAAAAACCAGAGGAGGTTATTAGTTTTGGCGAACAAGGAAACAACTCTAAAACTGAAGATACCAAGCCATTTGAATAGTGAGGAGCGCAGAGAGGTTGCCCTACGTGCGATTGACTTTATAGTTGACCGCACACAAGAGGGTAAAAGCGTTAGCGGTAAGAAATGGACGGGCAAGGCTGGGAAATATTCCGATGGGTACGCTGAGATCAAAGGGCAGAAATCACCCGTTGATTTAACAGATACCACTAAGATGCTAACGTCGATCAAATACCTCAAGAGCAAGGGTAAATCTACTGAGCTGGTGGTGGGGTTTCGTAAAGGAACTAAGCAAGAACGTAAAGCTGAGGGGAATATATTAGGCACCTATGGAAAGCCTAGACCGATACCTGGAAAAGCTAGGCCGTTTCTTGATATTCTCAAAAAGGATCTAACCCCCATTATCAATGAGGTGATTCTAGAGAGGGAGCCAGAAGAGGAAGTCGAGCCAAGTATTGAATCGACGCCACAGAGTATCTTTTTCAGGAGGTGATTAATGCCTACAACTAAACAACAGATGGCTAAGTTTAATCGAGAAGCTAAAAAGATGCTTAACCAGGCTACCAATGCCAGGCGAATGAGAATGATCGCTAATGAATCGGTTAAGATCATAGTTGAGAGAACTCAAAACGATGGTAAGGGAGTTAAGTCTAATGGAGGATCGAGGTTAAAGCTTAACCCTGTTTCCCCTGGCTATTCCAAATGGAGAGATAAGAAACGAGCTAAGAAGGGTAGAAAATATCCTGTAGTTTCTCCAAAGGCTGCTACTGGCAGGGCTTCAAACCTAACGCTTACTGGAAAGATGCTAAAAACACTTCGTACTATTAAGGTTTCAAAGAAAGAAGCTAAGATAGGCTGGAGTATTCAAAAGGAAAGAGATAAAGCACAATGGGCAGTTGATAATGGTAGGGAGTTTATGAACCTATCTAATATTGAAATTGATAAGCTTAGTAAGATTCTTAAGGCAGAGATTAAGAAAGAAGCTAAGAAGATTTGACAAATATTAAAAGGAGTGTAGAATTAATGGGTGAGATAACAACCGATTCTCTTGTAGAGAATCCAGCCAATCCAAACAGTCTAGTTGACGGCCTTGTAGGCGAAAATAATCCAGAACAAAAAAATGATTTCGTAAAGTATGCAACGCATAAGCAGCTTTTAGAACAGCATAGAAAAACCAAAGGGGTTAATGCTGATTTAATAGCGCAAAATGCAAAGCTAGAGAGCGATAAGAAAGAGCGAGAAGAAACGGAGATGAGAGATCAAAACCGTTATCAAGAACTTCTCGAAGCAAGGGATAAGGAATTAACCGAAACCCGATCTAAACTGGATGAAACCAACAAGAGTATCGAATGGGCTGATAAAATGAGAGCCTTTCAAGATTCTTTAGGTCATTCCAAACTAGATGCTGCTTACTACTCTTTAGCTCCTATAGATGAAATCAAATATGGTGAAGATGGTCGAATAGATCAAGAAAACCTTTTGAATGTTGTTAATAGTTTTAAGTCAACACATTCAAGGTTAATCGATGATCCTAGAAACGATCTACCAGTCAACACATTCAAGGTTAATCGATGATCCTAGAAACGATCTACCTAACCAACAACCTGGATTAAGTACTGGCAAAAAGTTATCTCGATCAGAATGGAAACTGCTCAGTAGCACGGATATGATGGCTAGGTTTAAGGAAGTAGATTTTACAACCTAACCTTCATTATTGAAAAGCCTTCTGAGTTAATTTTTAATATTTATTTAGGAGGTTTTTCAAATGTCAGTAACAACACTCGCAGAAGTTCAAGACCAAATCCAAACATTCTGGAGCCCTGTTTTCATGCAGGAGCTTAGAGAATCTTTTCTACTTCCTGGATTAGTTTCCAAGGAATACGAAGGAGAGATGAAAAAGAAAGGTGATACCGTTACGGTTTCACAGGTGAATTCCTTAAATTCTGATTTAAGAGATGTAGGAACCAACGCGGATGTTTTCGAGCCAAACCAAATTTCAACAAGCAAAGTAGATATTAAGGCAGACAAAAGAGCTGTTTCTGCAGTTGAGTTTGATGACTTAGTTGAGATCCAATCTCTAGTAGATCCCATCAAAGGTAAAGAAGTACGTCAAGCAATGATGCACGTCCTGATCACACAATCAACAGTCAAGCGACCATGACAAACGCTTTAATGGCGTCCATGAGACAAGCTTGTGCTGAAGCTTACTGGCCAAAAAATGAGAAATGGCTAACATTGATGGGACCAAAGTATTATTCTGACTTTTTGAATGATAACAACCTTGTCAATTCTGATTTCGGTTTTACAGACCAAGCTAGAATCGGTGGGCTTACAGCTCAAAAGAGATTTGGCTTTGATATCTTCGAGGACAACTCAGCTCCTTTAACTTCTTCTCTTATCTCTTTCATTCCTGAAGCAATTCTTTACGCTGCTCAGACTGAAGCTAGATGGAAATTAAGTGACAGTCACAGCAACAATCAGTTCGGCATGAAATTAAGTGTTGACCTTGTTTTTGGTGCTAAAAAGAGCATCGATGGTGCTAGCAAAATGTACAAGATCACAAGTGCAGCTTAATGATTTGGGGAAATCTCTATGGCTAAGACAATCGACAATATGCTTTTTGTAGAGGCAAGCACACCAGAGGAGCTTAAGTCTAAACTTAACTCCTTTGAAGTTCCTTTTTCTATCATGCAAGGCACCTTGGGAAACCGAGGAGCCAAGCATTACTGTTGGATTCTATTTGATAGACCAGCAACGGTTAGAGTTAGAAAAGGGCGTGCGAAGCCTCGAAAAGTAGAAGTTTCAAACGATGTAAAAACTATTAATAAGGATCAATGATATGACTACAAGAGTAGGCTCTTTTGGAGCACCATTCTCCAACGAATCTAG